TGACCGTTGAATGTTTGTTCGATTGATTCGATGGCAAAGTTAGTATATCTACGATAAGTAACTTTCCAGAAAGTAATTTGAGGATTACCAGTAAGGTAAACATCTTGAGCACCATAAGCGACGAGTTGCATTAATCCACCTCCCATTTTATAATATGGCTAAAGAAAAAAAATTTTTGGAAATTAAATTAATTAATTTTAATTTATTTTCAAATTAATTAATTTACACAAATATTTTAGCTAATTTTATCTATGAAAAATTTTATTTAGATCTAAATTGCTGTTCATAAATTTCAATAAATATGTGTCTTCAAGCACTTCCTTTTTACCTTCATGATTTTTTGAGAAGACATATGAATCACCTTTTTTTTTTACAGACCAACCTTGTTCTATTGAATTATAAAGTAGAAGCATTTTCTGGAATTTTATTGCATCCATTTTTAAATCTTCATTTTCTAAATCTTTTAAAGTGTCTAAATTAATCTTAAATTCCATTAAAGTATTTCTATAAAAGTTTAATAACGTTTAAACTTATTACATTTATTGCACTTGAAATAAGTAATAAATAATAAAATTGTTCATAAAGAAAAAGAGTCAAATATTTAATATCTAAATAAATAAAATAATGTGAAAAAATAAATAAATAATTTCTCTATATTATAAATTAAATAAATAACCATTTTAATATTAAAAGGGGTATGCCATCTTTTAAACCAAAATCAAGTAAAAAGATAAAATTCAACAAAAAATCAGCAATTACTCTTGATACAAAGCACAAAGAGTTTTTAAATGAATTTTCAAAAGATGAAAATACAATAATAGATTACAAGGTTGAAATCGATGAGTTAAATAAAAAACTTTCAGAAGACGAAGGTCAATTAAATATTGAAGAAAAATTGGAAATAACTGATCGTATATGTGAATTAAAAGAAATTATTAAAGAAACAAAACATAGGAAAAAAGATTATTTGCTTAATAATTCTAAATATATATTTGAGTATTTTGAAAATAAAAAAAATATTTCAACTGGTGTAAAATCTCAAACTATTACAAACAAATCAAAATTAGTCAATAATTTTTTTAAAATAAAAGATGAAATTGATAGCGAAGTAAATTTAATGCAAAAGGATAATAATAATATTGTTTTGAAATATTTAAGTAATGTTAGTGATGATTTTTTAGATATTAATAATTTTGTTTATCAATCAGATATATGCCAGATTTGTCATAAAGGTGAATTAATACCTCTTGAAGAAGACGGAATAATGATTTGCAATATATGCTCCAGAAGTATTCCTTATCTTATTGAAAATGAAAAACCATCTTATAAAGAACCTCCGAAAGAAGTATGTTTTTATGCTTATAAACGTATTAATCATTTTAAAGAAATTCTTGCACAATTTCAAGGTAAAGAAACAACTCAAATTCCCGAAGATGTCATCGAAAATATTAAATTGCAAATCAAAAAAGAGAGAATTTCAATAGATCAAATTACCAATACAAAAACAAAGGAAATTCTGAAAAAATTAGGTTATAATAAATATTATGAACATATACCATTTATAAAGGATAAATTGGGTATAAATCCACCAATCATGACTCAAGAACTCGAAGAAACCCTATGTAATTTATTTGTTGAACTACAAGCACCCTATTCTAAATTTTGTCCGGATGATCGTGTTAACTTTTTAAATTATTATTATACGGCATATAAATTGTGTGAGCTTTTAGGCGAAGATCAATATTTAGAGCATTTTCCAATGTTAAAGGATCCTGAAAAACGTATGGAGCAAGATGTAATATGGAAAAAAATTTGTGCTGAATTAAACTGGGAATTTATACCAACAATATAATTAACATATACTAAAGTTATTTGTAAATATGTTAATTTTCATACAATACAATAAAGTATATTGTATGAAATAATTAAGGTTTATATGGAAAGAGTTTTAACATATTTGTATTATAAATAGAGTAATTTGGATCATAACTATTTGCACCTACTCCCTTACCGAAACACATACCACCACGTTGTTTACGTGTTTTTCTTGCTTTTTTTCCATTTTTTTTTCTAGAAATTCTTCTACGTTTTTTACCACCAAATGATCTATCTTCACTGGTCGTATAACCAGAATCATCACTTCTATTACTAATATTTAGTTCATTTAAATTCATTGTTCCTTGAGAATTAAATGAGTCATCCATATCTATATCATGAATATCATCATCTGCATGAGGAATAGCTGATAATTCATTACTTGGAATATTAAAAATGTTTTCATTTAATACTTCAACCATAACTTGTTCTGTCATATAATCAGGATCACCATGAAAACTAGGATCATTCTTAATTCTACGTGCTCTTTGCATGACATCATTTAAAGAAATACCTAATTCTTTGAGAGTTTCAATCTGATTATTTGTAAACTCTTCTGCCTTTAGTTGTCGTATATCTTCTTGTGAGAGAGTGCCACCCTTCATATTATGTTTTTTATGTTTTTTCACCATATTATATTATATTATTATTAGATTTTAAATTTCGTATTCATATTAAGGGTTTCATATTAAGGATATATATGTTATTTATTTCATAAAAGCATAATTTTTTATATTTTTATAAAATCAATTAATTCGCCTTACCATTTATGGTCTAAAATCCCCCAGGAAATTTTACTAAATTTAGACCAATTCCTAACCCAGTTCCTGAGCGTGCACTTGTTCCCATAGTTGGTACATAAGTGTCAAGAATGCTAAATGTAGCAGCGGCAGTCAATGCAATCAAAACAATTTCCTCAATATTCAAGGAACGTTTAGGAATAGCGTAAGCAGCAATAGCAACCATTAAACCTTCAACAAGATATTTAATTATTCTCTTAACGAGTTCTCCGACATTAATTACACCGTCCATTATATTAAATGTCAAGAAAAAATAATTTGTGCGCTAAATAACTTAAAAATAAATAATTCAATTAATTAAAATGGATCGTTCTAAAAGTAAGCAATCTAAGAAAACTGGGTTCGAGAGAAAAATGAATAATGGTAATACAAACCCTAAATATGTTGATTTATTGGAAGAAGACAAGCCTATTGCTGGTCAAAAATTTGTCTGTATGTCTTTTGTTTCTCCTGAAAAAATCCTTAAGGAAAAAGAGATTTTCTATTTTGAGGAATTCCTAAAGAACTGGGAATTTAATAAATCGATGGAAAAATTTTTACAATTTATTAATTTTGTTTCATACAAATACAATATATCATTTGAGGATTTAAATAAGGATTTTAAGGATTTTGTCCAAGAAGAGAAGGCTAATCTATCTAAATCCAACTTATCTGATGACTATAAAACTTACCTTGACAATCATGAGGAGGAATTACAAAAGAAATTTGATGTTGAGCATAATTTCCAAACAAGTACACGAGGACTAAAAGTTAGAGGAGTTTATCCAACTGAACAAGAAGCAGAATTGCGATGTAAGATGCTAAGAGAGATTGACCCTAATCACGATATTATGGTTGGACCTGTTGGACTATGGATGCCATGGGATCCCGAAGCTTATAAGACGGGTCGCGTTGAGTATATGGAAGAGGAACTTAATCAGTTAATGCATGAGAAACAAAAGAATGAGGCAAATGCAAAGGCTGCTTTTGAGCAACGTGTGAAGGAAACTAAACAACAAGCAATGGAAGAGAATATTAAGAAGGCTGAAAAATCAGGTAATACTTTATCCCAGACAATCGATGAAAACGGTAATTTAATTGGTGTAAATAACGCAAATACTCAAGAATTGACACTTGGAGAACAAGAAAATATTTCAACTGCTGATATTTGCAAGGAGTTATTTGAAGGAGAAAATATTGTTATAGGGAAGTCAGATTATGGACAAAGTCAATTGAAGTCTGGACCATTTGCAAATAATAAATAATATAAATGAATAATAAATAAAATATATTATTATTCATTAAATAAATAATAATAATTTAAACCAGTGAAGATTTACAAAGCACTCTCTGTCTTATGCCCTTCGGGCTGGAAAGCCTTGTGAAACGGCACCCTTTAGGGTGCTTTGTTATAAATTTCACCCAGTTCATGTTCAAGGGTGTAAACTGATAATCCACATTCAGGTGTTGGTATTGCTTCAAATCTTAAAGGATGTAAATTAAAATTATTAAGTTCATTTTCAATTTCTTCACTTCTATCAGTTCTTTTACTTAGATTAATATAAATAATTTTATCAATGTAATTTGACATATTATGTATAGCATATAATTATACTATTTATATTGTAATATAAGTATAATATTTATGATTTTATGATAAAATCCATTAAATTAGATAATTGTCTAAATCGTAACCGATTTCATTTAGACACCTTACAACTTTTTTATGGTCTTCTTCAACATGTAGTTGATTTCCAATAGTGCTTTCATTTCCTTCTTGAATTATTAACCACGGAAAATAACAATATGAATGATTATATAATTGAATTCTTGATGTCATCCAATCAGAAGCGTAAAAACAATTAGGAAACATTCCTAAAATTGTTTTTGCTCCCTTTAAAGATATAATATAACCAGCAGTCATATATTGTTCTTTGCAAAGTACCCATTTATCTATTGGATAACATGGTTCTGATGCATTTAAAAATATAATGTCCCATTCTTTGTCATGAATCTCTTTAGTAAAAAGTTCTAATTTATCACTCCAATCTTTATCAAAACACGCATCATCTTCTAATATTAATGCATATGGTAATTCATTATTTAAAATATGTCTCCATAGATTAATATGTGATTGTCCACAACCTTTTTGTCCGTTACTTAACCTATTATCAAATATGTCAATTATATCCTCAGTCCCTCCAATTGCGGCAGGAAATCTAGTAACTTCAAGATTTAATTTTACAAACCTTTCTTGCATTCTAGACCAACGCCCATTATTATTTAATAGAGATATACAAAAGCAGTTTGATTTATTGAAAATAAAATTATTCATAATTATTATTAAATTTTAATCTTTAAATAATATTATTATATATTATATAAAATGATATAAAATAATATTATAATATAGTATATGAAGGTCATCTACACAATGAACTTAGTTATGTTATTTTTGAAATTATCACTACTTCTTGGTATAGTTACAGGAACAAATTTTAATCCTACTAGTTCTTTTGAAAAATTTATATCTCATTATGGATTAAAAATTGAACCCATAAATTATGAATTTAGAAAAGGGTTATATTTACAAGAGCAAAAAAGAATTATAGCACATAATAATGCTAATAAAGGTTGGAATGAAACTATTACTTCAATGACAATCCTTACTGCTAGTGAAAGAAAACAATTTTATGGATATTCTAAAGGTGTGAAACAGTATCATAATTATATTAAACAAATGAAAAACATGAAACCCGATACAATTGATTTAAATGGATTGCCAAAAAATGTGGATTGGAGAAATAAAGGTGTTGTTACAGCTGTAAAATCGCAAGGTGGATGTGGTAGTTGTTGGGCTTTTGCTTCCACTGCAGTAATTGAATCACATGTCGCTATAAATACAAATAAATTATATGATTTATCTCCACAACAAATCGCTACTTGTACTCCTAATCCATTAGAGTGTGGAGGTAAAGGAAATTGTCAAGGAGCAACAGCAGAATTGGCATTTGATTATGTTGCAAATTCTGGAGGATTATATGATGAATTCCAGCTTCCATATACTGAATATTACGGGGTTGAGGCACAATGTGTTTTACCATCGGATACACCTAGAGCTACCATTTCAGGATACACAAAATTGGAAGAAAATAATTACGAACAATTGATGTATGCTGTAACAACTGTTGGTCCAATTGCTGTTTCAGTAGATGCGAGCGAGTGGCATTCTTATTCTTCCGGAATTTTTAACGGATGTAATCAGTCCAATCCTGATATAAATCATGCAGTAGTTCTTGTAGGATATGGGACAGATTATACATCAGGTCAGGATTATTGGTTAGTAAGAAATTCATGGTCTGCTTCGTGGGGCGAATCTGGTTATATCAGATTATTGCGTCAAACAAGAAATATTTATGATGATGATAATGATGAAACATGTGGAATGGATATAACTCCTCAAGACGGAACTGCTTGTGCTGGGGATAACCAACCTGTTAAAGTATGTGGAACTTGTGGAATTTTATATGATTCATCGTATCCTACTGGTGCAAATACAGTATAATTTTTATAAAATAACACTATAATAATAGGCATTTATTATAGTATTATAATTTATATATTTTGCCAATATCTTACCAATTAGTAGTTTTTTTTACACTTATTCTTGGTCCAGCACCTCGTTTTTTGTTCTTAGTAGGATCATATTGTTCTTCTTGGTCTTCATCAGGTAATCCCTTTGACAATTCCCAGAATTCTTTTGACCCTAGTCGAAAATCGTTATGGTTGTCTGCTTTATAATAAAATACTTGATCGTTCAACTTATTAGATTTAGAGTTATTATTAATAACAAGGCATTCATAATTTTCCGTACATTGATCCATTACCTGACAAAAGGCTTCAAATGTTGGAAACATACCAGCATAATTCTCATAAATACGCTTTCTATTTGCTATGTAATTTTCTCTCAAAATAAAAACATAATCAATATTGGTTCTTAGTGTAGGTGGAATACCTAATGGATATTGCATTGTGATCACTAACATGACCTTCCAGTGTCTCCCGTTCATGAAAAGCAATCGCATTAATTTATCACGAGACCATGTATTGTCATATAAACAATCATCTAATATAACAAATGCTCTGGGGTCAATTGTGGACCGTTTATATGTTTCCATCTCTTTTTTAACTTGTTTTAACACAGTTCTCTGACGTTTTAAGATGTTCTCAATAATTGCCGAATTATATTCGTTATGAATGAACAACCGCGGCACCATTTTGCCGTAAAACCCGTTGCCTTCTTCGGTTCCTGATATGACGGTTCCTATTGGAATATCTTGTTGATACCATAATAGATCTCTGACTAAAAATGATTTGCCTGTATCACGTTTACCAATTAAAACAACAACAGGACCTTTATTTTCATTTGGTTTAAATTGGATACTTTTCATATCAAATTTCCTTAGTTCTAGAGTCATTATATATTATTTTAAAAAGAAATTTAAATACAAATTTAACGCTAAATAATGAAAAGAAACCTATTAGGATATTTACAATTATTGATAAATATTACAATATAAAGATAATTAATATTTTATTATTATACTATGGAATTAAGTATTAAAACAACTACTATTATAACAATGTTTTTTAATATGAAAAAATTAAAAGATAGTACAGAATTGACGAGACCATTTGAATTTTATATTAATAATTGTAAACACGTTTTAAATCTAAATTATCCTATGGTTATTTTTTGTGATCAAGATACTTATGAGCCTATTAAACAAATTAGAGATACTCTGATTAATGATAATACTACTAAATATATAATTAAAAACATTGAACAATACGATTATTATCAAAATTGTTGGAGTATTATTAATGATAATAGAATTAAAAATGGGCAACCAACAGATAGAAGAAATACATCATCTTATTTATTAATGGGAATGTTCAAACCATATGCATTTCATTATGTTAATCAACACAATTTTTTTAATACAACGCATTATGCTTGGATAGATATCGGTTGTAATCATATTGTGAGGGAATTAGAAACATATGCACCTAAAATGTTGAACAATCCTAATTCAAAAGTATCTGTGTGTTATATTCATTATAGAGGACATAATGAATTAGCTAATATGAGGGAGTATATGAAACATGGAGGTCCGTGTGGTATAGCATCCACTGCTTATACAATAGAAGCTAGTTATGTTTCTAAATTCTATACAAGTATGTTTTCAATTTTATACGAACAATTATTTAATGAAGTTGGACATACTGATGAAACAGTTATGACATATTGTTATGATAAATATCCCGAAATATTTAATATTTATGGTGGAGATTATGGTTCAGTATTTATTAATTATCATAATCCTACTCAGGATATTCATATCATATTATATTGTTTTATTAACAATGCCTTACAAAATAATCAAACTAATCTGGCTAAAACAATAGCTAAACAAGTATTAGATTCTAATCCTAATTTAGACATAAATGCCATAAATAAATTAAGGAGTATTTTATAAATAGTTTAGAAACAATAAACTATTTAGCTAAATTATTAGTTAAAAACACATTTAATTTATATTTTAATTCACTAAAGATGTCAATGATTCATTATCAGAAAAGGAAAAACACTGAATTATTTCAAAGTTTGGAAGATCCTACATCACTTTTTCTCTCGAAAACACAGAATTATATCCCTATTTATTCCCGATTTTTCAATTTAAATGATACAAATTACAATAGTATTAATCTGAATAATAAATGGTTTATTTCTAATATAAATGCCGAAGGAAAAATAGAAAATAACGATAATCTTTTTATGTGCAGAATTAAAAATGTCGAAAATAATAAAGTTAAAGACAGAGAAGTGTTTTTCAAAATGGCGCCTCTGTTAGATCCATATAAGTATATGATTGGTAAATACGATATAACAAATCCGAAACTATTTAATTTACCAAAATTAAATTCGACTGCAGAAGATTGTAATCCAAAATTTATCGATGTAAATAATGCTGCTTATGTAGACGGTTTATTTTTATTTTTATCTAGTCAATTGAGAAATACATTTAAATTTATTCATGGTGTAGACTATTATGGTTCCTTTTTGGCAATTAAAAATGATTTTAAAATAAATGTTTTCGACGATATTGATTATTTGAATAATTCTGATTTTTTTAATAAAAACAAAAATGTTCTATTTACAATAGATGAATATGACCATTTATTTCAACAAGAACAAACGAAATTAAAACCATTAACAATAGGTAATAATATAAGTTTGAAATCAGTTGCATCTGTTAATAATGAAATTTTTGAGAATATATTTGAAGATATAAATACACTTGATTTAAACGACATTAAAGATTTATCTATGTCAATTGATTTGATTGATATGACTAATACAAATATGCAATTTGAACA